GTTTCGATATTGCTTCTTCTGAAAACTTACTTGTTTGTAGATATATAGTCTAATATATTTAAGCATTGGTTGACGTATTTAGGTCAATGGGGAATATATGCCTAGACGTAGTTATACAGATCGTTGGGATGCTTCTAGGTGGGAGCATGATCGAACTGTTAATAGGTTACGTGCAGCTTCTACTGAGTACGTTGTCCGTGATGCTGATGGTTGTGTGGTTATGGTTTACAGGAAGCGTGGATCAGCTATTGTTTACTGTAATGACCACGATGGTTGTGTGTTTGAGTTGAGACGGGTTTCACCCGCTCCCTCAAAGGATTAATGTGCAAAACAAAAGACCACCCGTTATAGGTGGTCTTTCGCTTACCAAGCACCAAATGTAGTTGTTGTTCCAAGCATAGTCAGCATTGCTGCTGCCGTCTGTAGTCTACAGTAGTAAAGGATTTCTTTACAACTGGTATGTTCCAAAATGGAACCACCCATAACAACTATTTCCATAATGGAAAATGTTGAACTTGTAAGGATCTCTTACAAGTTGGCAAAAAAGAAACCACTGCTACTTATGCACTTCATCTGAGGGTGGTTACTCAGGTACACATCTGACAGGGGTTTCTCGTTGGTTGGACAAAAGGATTGTATATGAACCGGGTTTTCTGGAGACCTTTCTTATACAGAGAAGATTCTACCATTGGTTCTTTGCAACTGGAGCCAGGTCTCAATTACCAATCCAAAGTTATTGCCCTGGCTCCATGCTTGACCTGTCGGTTTGAGCCTAAGCTTGACAGGTTCTATTGGTCACATTCTACCTCTTTGTTGCCGTCAACAACATGGTCATCCATTACTTCCCAAGAGTCGCATGTAAGGTCTTTGGGTGTCAGGTCTAACGTTGTGTACGACTGAATTTTGTAAATCTCTCCATCTGATGTCATATAGAAATCAAAGGTATTACATTCAGCTTCATAGATTAGATAAGCAGTACTGTTATCCCAGTTGGTTTTACGTACACGCTTGCCTTCCATGAGTGCATCAACCACTTCACTAAACTTCATTTACAGACTCCCAAGTAATAGCAACCCAGTCCTTGGCTAGTAAGTCTTCCAAAGACAACTCAAGTTGAAACGCAATCAGCTCGTTTCCAGTTTCTCTGTTGACTTGGATAAACCACTTTGATGGCTCATCAATGGCGCAGTAGTAGTAAAGCTTCTCAGGCCATGAAGCGCGTCTGAATGGAAGTCCTTCAGAAACCATTCGTGTTATGCCGTGTAGTGACGTGCGCTTTAGATTGACTTCTCCATTGCGATACGCTTGCTGGATCCTGTAGAAGTGTGTACTACTGATGTCCATTAGTTGCATGATCGCTTCGCCTTTGACACCTTGCTTCAAAAGACGGTGAATCTTTTTAAAGTCTGCATCACTCAGCTTCTTTCGCTTGTCCATTAGTCTTCGTACTCCAGCTCATAGTTGAATTCATTGAGCATCTCAGTCAACTCTTGGAGCCATTCATCTACGTCAGTGGTCTCAACTTGCTCGTTTACCCAATTCAATACTTCCTGGTGATGCGGTTCTGGTTGGATTGTGCCATGTTTGACGTTACGCATCTCTTGGATGACTGCACCGATGATAACTTGCTCAAACTGAGCAACCTTGGCGCCGTATCCGTTGTCGTCACAGACTTCGTACACTTCCAGCCAGTGGTCAGGGAAGTTGAATCCGTTATCTTTTACTGTTATGTGTGTCATAAAACAATCTCCCAATCATCTCTAAGGTTTTGCACTTCCTTGTCGTACAAGTCGGTTGCGGCTGGACAGAAGACTGATCGGTTGCCACCGACATAGTGGATAACCAGATGGTCAGCTTGTAGCGTTGATAAGCGTACGACCATGCCTTGCTCCCACACTGTGCGTCGTATCCCACGACCTTCAAGGAGCCTTGGATAAGCTTGACCGAATGTCATGCGTTGTACTCTGTCCAATCATTGGCAAGTAAGTCAGCAGATGTCAGCGTTGCATGGCCTTCAAAGACTGGATTACCAGCACCATCAACACGGTAACGGATGATTGACTTCTCTACGACGCGCAGAAACCAACGAGCCTCAAAGCGCATGACTGGCTGACCTTTGACTAGCTCCCCAAACGCCCACTGAAAACCTTGTCTTTTCCCCAATGTAATACTCCCCAGATGCCGTGATAGCATCAAAATGCGTTACACTATTCTATAACAAGTGTTGGTTGTATAGCAAGGAGAATGTTTTTATGGACAACAAGTGGATGGCATACATCTGCGGTGACGGCTGTTGTGAACGCATCAGCACCAAGGAGACCTACAACTACGTCAATGGTGCTCTTGGTTACTACCGTGACGAGATTCACAGTGTGTTACTGCAAGCCAAGGATAAGTTGAGTAACACGTTTGTCGAAGTCTACGATCGCATTATAGATATCCTTGCCATGGCACACAAACCTGATGTTACGGAACTACAGGTTCAGATGTTCTACCGGGAAATCATTGACTTGCTGCAGGATCCAGAGAAGCAGAATAGGTACGCTGAAGCAGTACAGGAAGATGTACTAGCGGCTCAGGATGCGTCTATCTCTGCTACCTTGCTGTTCTATCCACCTGTGATTGTTGCCTACATGGGTGCAAAGCCAGCGCGTGTGATGAAGCCTAAGATTCGCACACCTGAGCTGAATGAGTTCAATCCCGGGTTCAGCTTTGGTGGAGACAGTATTGGCGACTTAGTTAGGCAAACATCCACAGACACGTTCACCAGGTTCATTGTTCGAATGACCGAGAATGTGACCAACCCAGATGTAACCCGTGAAGACTTTATCCGCGATGTGAACGAAGCCATCGATGTGATTGACAGTTACGCTGAGAACATCTCGACCACAGAGGTCATGGAAATGTCTAGAAGCGTTGTGCAGCGGATCAATAGACTAAACCCTACTGTTGTCCGTGGATATCGCCGTGTTGCAGTCATTGACAACAAGACATGCGTTGGATGCTTGGCGCTTCATGGCAAGGTGTACGCAACCAACGATGCATTTGAGTCGCATCCTCGGTGTAGGTGTATGCTAGTACCAATATCGGCTACGTGGATGGAATACGCCGGGGTTCAAGGTGGTGCTGTGCCTTCTGACCTAAGCCGTGATGAGTTGATTGGCATGCTTCCCCGTGAAGTACTGGCAGACATCCTTGGACCAGCTCGCATGAAGCTCTACGACAATGGAGTCTCTATAGACCGCATGATATATATAGAACAGACACAGGAGTACGGCCAGCTCATTCGCATTACTCCGTTGTCTGCCTTGCGCGAGCAAGGTGTTTCATAACTTGTCTCCCACTCACAGGGCATCTTCGGATGCCCTTTTTTGTGCTATAGCGTGGCACAAGTGTAGATACTTGGATTCTGTCAGCAGTTAACACGTAATACTACACACACCAAATTATCTGTCAATAATCGAAATATGACAGTAATCGAGCATGTAACAGGAACAACAGTCAAAGTGGCGTTGATGTCAGACTTGCACATCGGTTCATTGCACACCGATTACAAGATGATAGACGACGAACTGAAAAGGGCCAAGGAAGAGAATGCGCTTATCGCCATCAACGGTGATGTGTTCGACGCCATCCTCCCTGGTGATAGGAAGCGTTACCGGGCTAACAACCTTCATCCACGGATGTATTCTGCTGGCGACGACATGATCGGCGAGTCTATTCGATGGGCAGCTGAGATTCTAGGACCTTATGCCGATCGCATCATTATGATTGGCGACGGAAACCACGACGACAGCGTTGCAAGGTTTCACCATATTGAGCCAGTGAAGCATCTGTGCATCCTGCTTGCCAAGGAATCAGGCAAGTCTATCGCCTACGGTGGATACCACGGGTTCCTGCACTTCAAGATGTCAATAGGACAAGATTCAAAGCGTGGGTTTGGGCACTACGTCATCCATTACCATCACGGTGCTGGTGGTGGAGCGCCAGTAACTAAGGGTGCTATTACATTCTCACGTGCACAGATGTGGCTCGAGGGAGTCAACGCAATCTGGCGTGGACATACGCATAACCGCCAGGCTGGACGTGATGGAAAGATTGTCTTTGATACATCCAAGGTAAAGCTTGAGAACAGAGTTAACCATAAAGATGTATTGACTATTCGTACCGCTGCGTACATGGACACATATATAGGAACAACATCAAACCACCTAATGGAGCATGGCCGTAAAGATAACTACGGTGCACTGATGGATGGCAGTGCGCTACCAAAAGGCGGAATGATGTTGGAGTTAGAGTGTGTAGATGACCACGGAAAGCACAAGCGTGAACTGGTGGTCAATAGCCGACTGATTATCTAGCCTGTACTACCAAAGCCACCAAGGCGTAGTGTTTCGTTCGTGCCAATCTGTCCCTTGTGCTCAAAAAGTACACATTGCGCTATGCGTAGTCTAGGCTGGATGTAGATAGGTTCCGATCCACAATTGGACAGGATGACTTGTATCTCTTGCCCTACAAAGTCAGCATCAATGATGCCTGGAGCGTTGAGAACATAGATTCCGTGGTTGATAGCTAGTCCAGAGCGACTACAGATAGCAAGTAAATAATTATCAGGCATGTCCTGAGTGAGACACACGCCTGTCGGAATAAGCATACGTTGACCAGGGTCAAGCACACGTGCTTCGCTGATACGTGCTCGTAGGTCGTATCCAGCGGACCGAGTCGTCTGTTGTGCAGGAAGAAATACTTCCTCGTCTGTGTTGATCAATGCAAAGATGTTCATTATTTCCCCCACATAGCTGCGTAGATTGTTGGCAACTGTTCCTCGATGATGAGTTTTATGTCGTTGGCTATTTGACGGTGCTCATACTGTGTGTCGTCCTGTGTTCGCAGGTCAACATAGTGTAGCCAGTCCCTGATGTTGCCAGCCATGTACATGCGTGTCGGTGTTGCAAGTGGCAATATCATTCGCGCTGTTTCTGTAGCAAACCCTGACTGAAGCAGATCGTTGTATACGGTGAATGCGCTTTTGACTACTTCATCTGCCTGTATGAGCACGAGTTGTTGCTGGTCGGTAAGTTCTTCCCACTCTGGTAATGGCAAGCTTGATTGGCGGTTGTGTGAACCAGAGAGACGTTGCATGCCGATTACCTGTGGTGGTTCAGACTGCACAGGCGCATAGCGCATACTAAATTCTTGAAATGAGAAGCTTTTATGTCTGAGAATTTGTGCGGCGATAGCCCTAGACGTTTTGATCTCGATAACCATATGCGCCATCTCAAATATGCTCCAGTGTTTGTGGCTAATACAGTACTTGAGAAGACGTGTTATCTCTGGGTTTTCTTGGTTTGGCGATGACACTCGAGCACAGTAAGCGATGTGTCTCTCTGCGTCTGGTGTGATCGTTACCAGTTTAGCGATATTCATTGATTCTTTCCCCAATCCAGCGCATGACTGGAATATAAAGTTACGTGTCTTTATTTGCGTGCAACTTTGCAACATCGCAACATAATTTAATAAATTCAAAATCTGTCAACGCTCTTTTAGCTAAGTTTGCGTCTTTGCATACCCAGCGTAAATTACCAATTTCATCTGTTCCACCTTTACTTAGTGGAAGTATGTGATCTAGATGTATTAAACCCTTTTGTAATCTACGGCCACTTAAAGCACAATAACCTTTTTGATCTTTATACAGTCTGGCTAATTCTTTGTATGTGGCTCTATTGTTTTGACGCAAGTGCATTGACGCAGACCAAAAAAACCGTCTGCGTGTGTAATTTCGCAATTTTGATCTATGTTCTTCTATGTGTTTACTGCGCCATTCTTTTTGTTTTTCTCTGACAAGCTCAGGATTTGCATCGCGCCTGCGTTTCATAGATTCACGTTTTGCTTTTCGTACCTTTTCAATGTTATTGAGATACCAACGCCTCTGAGTTTCTCGATCTCTTTCTCTTTGTTCTGGTGTCATTTTTTGACGGCGGCTTTGTTTTTCCATAGGAAACATCATATCATTTATTGTATTTCTGTATGCGTTTTCCTATAAAAGCCATCACAGGTACAGCCATGGAGTTACCGAGTGCCTTGTATCTTGGACCGTCTGGAGTGTTAGGCATGATGTCAGTGTATCCATCAGGGAATCCCTGGAGCCTTTCGCACTCGGTCGGTGTTAGCCTTCGTACTGCCATACTGTGATCTGGATGCGCTACACCGTGAACCCCGGTTGCGTTGAGCGTGTACATTGGGCCACCTACCGTGTATCCATCACCATTACCGCCGTTCATTGGTTGCCGTCCGATGGTGTTCTCTGCAAGGGCTATTGGTTGAATAACCATAGGTGTGTTGTGTCCACTAGCATTTGAGTTTGTGCCAAGTGTGCTGGCTATAGGGCTTGTTCGCAGTTCACCTACCTGATTCTGTGCGAATGACTCAACATGATGCACAAGTGGCATATTCCCACCACCTGTACCCCATCGTGCAGCTACCGTAGGGCTTGGGTCAACAGGGCCAGTTATACGTGAATCATTCGGGTGGTTTTCATACATTACAGGCACAAGCCTTCCTGTATAGGCATCTTGACCAGAATAAGCACCGGGATGTGTGTCAGCGCAAAGCGTCCCTACTGTTCTTTGGATGCCGTTTGCATCAAAGCTTGATGCAGGGCTGGAGGTAGACTTTTCCCCCTTGCGGTTGCTCTTCGTAGAATCCCCTCGCAGGCTTTCTGGCTCAAATAATACTTCGGCTGCACGTCTGCTGTCCCCTGAAGAATGTGCGACAACAAAGACTCTTCTACGACGCTGGGGGACTCCAAAGTACTGAGCGTCAAGCACTCGGTAGCAGAACCCATACCCGAGTTGCCCCAACGCCCCGAGGAAGGAACCAAAGTCCCGTCCTCCGCTGGATGACAGAACGCCGGAGACATTCTCCCAGATAACCCACTCTGGGCGGTAGTGGTCAACCATACCAAGGAAGGTGAGGGCAAGGTTTCCTCTTGGGTCTTCAAGCCCTTTGCGGAGTCCTGCAACGCTGAAGGACTGGCAGGGAGTCCCTCCAACAATAAGGTCAACTGCGTTTCGATCAATGTCCCAGTCCTTGTACTTTGTCATGTCTCCTAAGTTAGGCACGTGTGGAAAGTGATGTGCCAATACTTGTGATGGAAACTTTTCGATTTCAGCAAACGCAACAGGAGTCCATCCCAAGGACTCCCATGCTACGGATGCAGCTTC